AACCTAAAATACCAGATATCCCTCAACGACATATTTGACGCATCCGATGTCACTATGTTGGGCTTTTATCAGGCTTTCGCACATATCGCACTCCTAGAGGAAATACTGGTAGGAAGACAACCCCTAAGGTTTAACAGGCATAAGAACAGGGTGCATGTTGATATGAACTGGGACAAGGTTGTTGCTGGTGAGGTTCTTATTTTTGAAGCATACCAAGTTATTGACCCCACCGTAGCTACGGATGTGTGGGCCGATAGGTGGCTGATTAAATACGCAACAGAACTGTTCAAGAAACAGTGGGGGTCAAATCTCACCAAGTTTGAGGGTATGCAACTTCCAGGTGGAATAACCTTTAATGGTATAAAAATATATGATGATGCTGTCATGGAAATCACCAAATTAGAAGAAGAAATGGTCAATTCTTATAGCTTGCCCGTACATGATTTAACTGGATAACGGTGCTTTGGTAGATAGAGATAGAATAATGTCAGACCATAATATTATTAGTAAAGGCAATCTTAAGAGTGGCTTTATAACATGAGCACAAATCAATATTTCAACAACTATAGTTATGCACCAGAGCAAAATCTGATAGAAGACCTCAATCTTGAATGTATCAAGATGTATGGTCACAATGTCAAGTATATGCCCAGAACCCTCGTCAACGAAGACCTGTTGTTCGGGGAAGACCCGTTGTCACAGTTTAGTGTCGCTGCGACGATTGAAATGTATATCAAGAACGTCGAGGGGTTTGAAGGCGAAGGTGACTTGTTGTCTAGGTTTGGGCTAGAAATAAGGGACAACATCACCTTCTCAGTCGCTCAAAAGAGATTCGGCCAGTTCAAGACAGAAAAGTTGATAACCGAGTTTGGGTATCAGTTGTTACTTGAGACTGGTGATATGATAAAACTAGAAGATGATGTAGGTGATAATTACACAATCACCCTCACCCGACCCATGGAAGGTGATTTGATTTATTTTCCGATGGTAGGCAAACTCTTTGAAGTGAAATTCGTGGAACATGAGGTTGTGTTCTATGCGATGGGTGCATTACAGACGTATGATCTGCGTTGTGAGTTATTTGACTACTCATCCGAAAGACTTGACACAGGTGATACCACAATTGACGCAATTGAGACAACATATTCTACTGACCTGTTGTTCCATGAGATGTTACTGGAGGACGAAACACCAGGCGCCGACGCTGGTGACAAACTACTTCTTGAGGACGGTGGCTCCATGATTAGTGAATCTTACCGTGTTGAAACATTTGACAAGGGTGCTAACACCGAATTTTTTGGTAGTAAGGTTTTATCTGATGAGATTGTTGATTTCTCAGAACGTAACCCCTTTGGGGATGACATTTACTAATGGGCTTTGCAGGAAACAAATACTACGACCATGGTGTGATAAAGAAGTATGTTATCGCATTTGGTAACCTGTTCAATGATATAGGCATTGAACGTGCTGACTCCTCAGGTACGAGAGTGCAAAGTATCCCTGTGCCTTTATCATATGCTCCTAAGGAGAAATTTATAGCAAGACTTAGACAGGACCCAACCCTATCAAGGGACGTTGCGATACAATTACCTAGAATGGGATTTGAACTAACATCTATGATATATGCGCCGACTAGAAAGATTAATACGATACAAAGGAATGTTAAAGGTAGCACCACAGACCCTCAAAAATTAGTATCACAATATGCACCTGTGCCATATGACCTGAATTTCTCTCTGTTTGTTATGGTAAAAAATTCTAGTGATGCTACGAAAATAATGGAGCAAATACTACCCTTCTTCACACCAGAATGGACACTTGCTATTAATACAATACCGGAAATCGGCCGGATTGATGATACACCTATTGTATTAACTGCCGTTACGTCTGAAGATGTATATGAAGGAGATTTTGACACCAGAAGGACTCTTATTTGGACATTAGAATTTGTTATGAAGGGCAATATATATGGTCCGCTGACTTCAACAGGTATCATTAAGAAGGTTTTCATTGATTTTCCAGTTGGATCTGGTGAGGTTAAAGCAGGCAAATGGTTACCTACTGGCAATGTTACACCTCAAATGTACACAAGTACTGGCCGCTCAGAAAGGATAACCCTACAACCAGGGTTGACTGCGGCTAATACTCCAACAACTAATGTTGCTACATCGGTACATTATACGACGATCCAGGCAACGGACAACTTTGGATTTGCAATTGATTTTGAACATTTTGATGATGGTTTGAAACGTAACCCAGTTACAGGAGTGGATGAATAGTAATGGTTAAAGCAACATTTGAGAAGAACATGGAAGACATATTTGATTTGCCTGAATCGAAGGTAAAAGAGGTACAAGGCGAGGTTTTGCCTCCAGAAGGCATGAAGGATGTGCAGTCTGAGAATGAAATCCAAGACGACTATAAAATCGCTAGAGAAAACCTACGTAGTATCATCAACAAAGGTAACACTGCGATAGATTCCTTGACTGAATTGGCAACTGCGAGTGAACATCCTAGGTCATTTGAAGCTCTCAGTGCCCTTATGAAAACGTGTGCTGATGCATCCAAAGACTTACTAAGTGTCCAACAACAGAAGAAAGATGTGCTCCAGACCGATAGTGAAGACCCTCAAAACGTGACCAATGCTGTGTTTATCGGTTCTACTAAAGAGTTACAAAAAATGCTGAAGGACCAGTCTGATGAGTAAATTCGGATACCTTGGAAACAAGAACCTCAAGAGGGAAAACGAACGGGTCGCCTTCACAGAGGAACAGATTTTGGAATACCAAAAATGTTCTAAGGATGTGGTCTACTTCATACAAAAGTACATCAAAATTATCAATGTTGATGAGGGTCTTGTGCCATTTAACCTATACGATTTCCAAGAGGAAACCATAAACGTTTTCAATACAAATAGGTTCGTGATATGCAAATGGCCCCGTCAGAGTGGTAAGTCTGTGACCACCCTTGCATATATGTTATGGTTGGTGCTATTCAAGGACTACTACAAGATTGCTATCTTCGCCAACAAGGGTGAGTTGGCAAGAGAGTTGTTAGGCAGGTTGAAACTTGCGTATGAGTGGTTGCCCAAATGGTTACAACAGGGTGTCATAGAATGGAACAAGGGTAGCATCGAACTTGAAAACAATTCTAAAATCGTTGCATCTGGAACAACCGAAAGTTCTGGTCGAGGAGATACATACAATCTGATTTTCCTAGACGAACTTGCACACATCCACAACAACCTAGCAGAGAATTTCTTCAAATCTACCTACCCAACCATTTCTTCTGGTGACACCACAAAGACCATTATCGTGTCTACTCCGAAGGGCATGAACATGTATTACCGTCTTTGGACGGATGCTCAAGAACATAGAAGTGAGTATGTGCCAATTGATGTTTGTTGGAACCAGATACCTGGTCGGGACGAGAAGTGGAAAGAACAGGTCATCAAGAACACCAACAAAGACCAGTGGGCGCAAGAGTTTGAGTGTGAGTTTATCGGGTCAACCAACACACTTATCCAACCCTCAAAACTACGAACTATGACATTCAAACCACCTATAGACACCTGGTATGACTTTGAAGTCTATGACCGTCCAGAAGAAGGTCACACATATATGTGTAACGTTGATGTGTCTCACGGTCAAGGATTGGACTATCAAGCAATGACCGTGATTGACATCACAGAGATGCCCTACAAACTCATCGGTAAGTTATACAAACGAGAGTTATCGCCCCTGCTGTATCCCGACATCATCCAGAAGGTTGCGAAGGCATATAACAACGCATTTGTCCTCATAGAGAACAATGAGATTGGATTGTCTGTTGCTCAAGCCCTGAACTTCGACTTTGAATATGATAACATACTCATGACATCCTTCCATGGCCGAAATGGTCAAAAACTTGGTGGTGGTTTCGGTGGCCAGAGGTCACAATTTGGTGTCAAGACCACACCTCAGGTCAAGAAGATTGGTTGTTCCAACCTCAAAGACCTACTAGAAAAAGACCAACTGCTTATTGAAGATTTTGAGACCATCGCAGAACTGACGACCTTCGTGTCGGATGGTAAATCATTTTCAGCAGAAGAAGGCGCTAACGACGACTTAGTTATGTCACTGGTAATCTTCGCTTGGGCTGTCGGTCAAGGGTATTTCAAAGAGATGACGGATTCAAACCTCCGAGAGAATCTTTATGCCCAGAAGATGAAACAGATGGAAGATTATATGACACCATTTGGTATCATTGATGACGGGCGAGAAGAAACCCATATCGTGGACAATACAGGCCAGAGGTGGGAAATTGACCAAGAAATGGAAGATTACGCTGACGGGCCCAAATGGATGTGGAGATAATGCTTCAGTTCTTGTATTTTATAAATAATAGAAGTAAACCGTAAAAGAGTTTTATAATTAGATAATAACGAGGAGAATAAAAGATGCCTTTTCAAATCAGTCCGGGCGTTAATGTTACTGAAATTGACTTAACCACCATTATTCCCGCCGTTAGTACCACTGAGGGTGCTGCTGTCGGCGAATTTCTTTGGGGTCCTTTAAATGAAAGAGTTCTTTTAGATTCAGAAAACGAATTAGTGGAAAAGTTTTGGAAACCAGACAATAACAATGCAAATCGCTGGTTCACTTCTGCTAACTTTCTTGCCTATGGAAATGCCTTATATCAAGTCCGTGTAGCATCGGAAGGTGCAAATAACACCTATAATGCTACGTCCGAAGCAACCACAGGAAGTAATACCGCAGGTGCCGGTTATCTTGTAAAGAATGACCAAGACTATGAAGATAATTGGGCCACTGGTTCACTCAATTGTGGTGAATGGATTGCAAAATATCCAGGAACACTAGGCAATTCACTTAAAGTTTCTATGTGCCCATCATCCGCAGCTTTCCAAAGCACACTAACGGGTACCGTTTCAGTTACAGCTAATTCAACAACTGTAACTGGTAGTGGTACATCTTTCGTTGGTGAAGTAGAAGTTGGTGACCAGCTTACCATTTTCGGTAAGGAGATTAAAGTTAGTGCTATTGGTAACACAATCTCACTGACCCTTGCTTCTGCTCACTCAAATGGTGCATCAGGAGTTACAGTAACCCGTAGGTGGGAA